ACTGGCCGCGGGGCACGGCGTCGACCTCGGCCTGGGTGGTGAGCTTGCCGCCCGCCGGGGCGCCCTGGGCGTTGTACACCTGGGCGTGGTCGAGGGTCTGGGTGACGATGTCGCCGACCTGCAGCTGGCCGCCGAGCCCGTTCTTGGCCTCGATCCACTGGCCGAAGCTGGCGCCGCGCAGGATCATCCGGCACACGTCGCCCGCCGCGGGCACCGCGGCGGGGGTGTCCTGGCCGATGCCGGCGGGCATGGTGGTGCCGGGCAGCGTGACGATGGTGACGACGAGCTCCTGGCGCTTCTTGCCGTCGGGGTTGCCCGGGTCCTTCGGGACGGGGGCGCCGTCCTTCATGACGTCGCGCTGCACGGTGCGCACGACGGCGCCGGTGACGGTGTCGCCGATGCGCTGGCGCTTCATGACGGGGATCCGGGGGCCCTGCGGTTCGTCGAGTGTGATCGGTGGCATGGTGGTGTTTTCTCCTGTGAGTTGCTGTGTTGGTAGGGGGTCAGGTGGCAACGTCGAACAGCGACGGCACCTTGGCGTCGTTCTCGGCGGTGCGAAGGTTCGACGCGGCGGTCTGCCAGTAGGACGGCTTCAGCTCGCACCCGACGAATCGTCGACCGTGACGGAGTGCCACCACGCCCTCGGAACCGATGCCGGCGAACGGCGACAGGACCAGCTCGCCGCGGTTCGACCAAAGCCGGAGGGTGCGTTCGATCAGGTCGAGTTGCAGTGGGCAGATGTGGCGTTCGTCGGCGGACTCTCGGGCCACTGCCGTGTTGAGCGTGTTGGTTTCCTTGATGTCGAACCAGCACGAGCCGAACGGGCCGGCGTCGATGGCGTCGTCGACCACGTCGCCGTCGGTCTCCCAGATGGGTGACGCCCACTCGATCCAGTCGTCACGGCTGCACTCGGGGAGCACCGGGTGCTCGTTGTCGCCCGGCTTACGGAAGATCAGGACGTAGTCGGCGAGGGCGGGGCGGCTGCGGCTGCTGTCCTTCTCCAGGTTCGTGAACGACAGCGCAGCGACCTTCTTGACGATCTGCTGCGACTGCGGGTTCTTCCAGACCGTGACCTCGCCGTAGAACGTGTAGCCGGCGTCCTGGTGTGCACGAATCACGTCGCCCCGAAAGTCGTTCAGGCCGATGTAGCCGTCTCGCCACTTCTGTGTGGTGACCTGCTGGACGTGGACAGCGACGATGCGGCCCGGCTTCATCACCCGCAGCACCTCATCCAGGATGAAGCGGTAGTGCTCGGCGAACTCGTCCATGCTGCGGCTGTTGCCCAGGTCACGGTCGGACGGCGAGTAGGTGTAGAGCGACGCGAACGGCGGCGAGTACACGGCGATGTCAGCGCTGTCGTCGGCCAGTTCGGCGAGGCGTTCGCACGAGTCGCCGAGCATCAGCCGCCAACCTTCTCCGGTGGCGTCGTCGGTCACGTATGGATGGGCTTCGATCATCGGGCCAGTTCCTTCCTGTTGCGCTGAAGCGCAGTCACGAGTTGCTCGGTCATGTCGGTTGAGGCGCGTTCTTTGCGCTTCACGTTCTGGACGATGTCGGCTTCGAGTTCGGACACGACGACGTGAACGTCGACGGGCTGCGTCTGGCCAAACCGCCACGAGCGGCGGATTGCCTGGTAGTACGCCTCATAGCTGTCGCCGATCCCGACGAACACCTGATGGGCGGCGTGTTGCAGGTTCAGTCCGAACCCGGCGATCGAAGGCTTCGACACCAGCACCCGCACCGAACCGTCGAGGAACGCTTCGATGATCTCGACCTTGCGCTCGGGTGTGAGCGTGCCGTGCAGGTTCTCGGCGCCGTCGACCAGCGCAGTCACTCGGTCGGCTTCGTCGTTCAGCCCGCACCACGCGATGGCCGGGCGGTCGTGGTCGAGTAGTTCGGCGCACCGTTCGACACGGGCTTCGACGGTCGCTTTGCGAACCTTGGCCCTGCCGCCGACGCCACCGATAGCTGTGGCGAACAGTTGACCATCGGGGGCTTCGACACCGCCGACTACCTCGCCGTGAATGTGCAGCGGCGGCAACTGGTACTGCTCGTCATCTCGGGTGTCGCCGGTGATGTCCGAAGGGCGCCGGGCGGCGAGCGCCCACGACGCCATCCACTCGTACATCGCCGGCCCGGCGTGGCCCTTGAGCCGCCAGCCGTCCTCGTCGTGCACGAAGTAGGCAGCTAGCATCTCTACCCTGCTCATGACGCCAAGGAACTCGGCGTGGTTCGCCAGTTCGGTGTGGTCGTTCGGGGCCGGGGTGGCGGTGCAAGCTAGCCGGTACGAGACGGTGCCCCACCGGTCGATGAGCTGGGTGCGGGTGCGTCCCTCGTGGTTCTTGAGGATCGAGGACTCGTCCAAAACGACGGCAGCGAAGTCGGCCGGGTTGAACTGATGCTGCATCTCGTAGTTGGTGACGTAGATGCCGGGCCCGTTCACGTCGTCGTGGTGGCGCACGTAGGCGGCGTCGAGGCCGATGGCGTGCGCTTCTCGGATGGTCTGGCGTGCGATCGACAACGGGCACACGATGAGCGCCCGCTGGCCTTGGCGCATCGCATCGGCCCATGCCAACTGGATACGGGTCTTGCCGAGGCCGGTGTCGAGGAACGTGGCGGCACGTCCTCGCCCTGCTGCCCAGCGCACCGCCTCGACCTGGTGCGGGAACAGCGACGGGTCGACGTCGTCGAGGTCGATGCCGACCGCTGGGCGCACGGCGGTCTTGCGGGCGAGGAAGTCGGCGTAGGTCACGCCACGACCTCGAGGCGGGGCTGGCCGTCCTCGCGCACCGTCAGGCGATGGGTCTCGGCGAGCTTGGCCAGCTGACAGGCCTGCTCGGTGGTCAACGTGCCGAGCAGGCCACCGACGCGGTGCACGGGCTGCTGGGCGTCCTCGCCGATCACGAGGGTCAGCGCCGCACGGGGGCCGGTGTCGTCGCCGGGTGTGTGACCGTCGAGCTGGGCGAGCTCGAGCGCGGCCCGGGCGATCTCCAAGCGGCGCAACGGCGTCGGCTGACCGGCGGGCGACATGGCCCACGGCACGCCGGCGGCCTGTGCGTCGCGGATCCACTGCAGCACCTCCTCCTGCTGCTCGACGGTCATCTGCCGCATCACCTGGCGCTGCCAGTCCACGTCGGTCGGCTCGGCGATCACCGGGCCGTCGTCGGGTGCCGTGAGCCGGTGCACCACCGGCACCGAGGCCTCGGCACGACGGTCAAGTTCGGCGCGCTGCGCCGCCGCGACGGCGGGGTCCTGGTCGCCGAACGGTGCCTCGACCTGCGCCTCGACCTGGTCGACGCAGCGGATCACCGCGGTGAGCTGCTCGGTCGTCCAGGCGCCAGGCCCGCCCGGGGTCTCCTTCGGGCGTGGCACCGTCGCGGGCCACAGCTGACCGAGCCACGGCGCCGCCGCCGGGTTGGCGACGAGGGCGTCGATGCGGTTCATGATCCAGGCGACGCGGGTCTGGTGCATGACGGCGTCGAGCGCCGTGGCGACGGGCACGGGGTCGCCGGCGGCGGCGGGACATGGAACCACCGCCGCCGGCTGGTCGGGAGCCCGCGGGGGCGACGGCTCGACCGACGTGCTCGGGGTGGTGGCCGCGTCCTGCGTTGCCGTGCCGGCCGCGCCACCACCCTCGATCGTGTGCAACTTGTGGCGCTGTTCGAACGTGACGAGCAGCCCCTTGCGCTTCGACTGCTTCTTCACCACTGCTGCGAGCTGGGCCAGCTCCCACCCGGCGGTGATGTCGATCGCGTAGATCGTGCAGGTGCCATGCCCGGCCGGCAGATGCTCGATGATGGCCAGGTCCTGGTCGACCGGTGGCAGCTCATGGCGCTGGTCGGTGGCCACGTCGTAGCGCAGCGACCGCGAGTAGATAGCGGCCTGCACGGCGTACGTGAGCTGGGACCGGGCCGGGTCCTTGCCGGTCTTCAGGTCCGACGAGTAGAGCACCGAGCCGTCGGTGAGGATGCGGTCGAAGGTGCCCGCCAGGCGCAGGTCGTCGCACACGCAGTGCACCTCGATCATCCCCTCGACGACGGTGAGCCCTGCGGCCTCGCGGGCAGCGAGCAGCGCTTCGACGTCGGCACGGAACAGCTCCGGCACGTCCGGCACGGCCAGCTCGCCGCGGTCGACCCGCTCGGTGATGTGGTGCAGGGCCGTGCCGACGTCGGCGGCCTCGTTACCCTTGGCGGCCACCAGCGCCGCCTCGCAGGCCTCGTTGAGCGCCTTCTTGTTGGCCTCGTCGGCGGGGTCGAGGCTGGCGACCCGAGCGATCAGCGACGGCGTAGTGGCCACGCCGACGGCGACCATGCGCTTGCCCCAGAGCTGCAGTCCGTAGCTGTCCTCAATCCACTTGCCGTGGCTGCTGGGCCGGCCGTAGGTGGTGTCCTTTCCGGTCTCGGGGTCGCGCACGACGGGGACCTTGAACTGGCCACGCCGCCGGAAGTCGGTGCGGGTGCTGGTGGAGTCGTCGAGCCGGATCGTCACAGGTGCCTCCAGGTGCTGCGGCGGTGGATCATCGAGACGTTGGTGGCGGTGGTGCCGAAGTCGGCGGCGATGTCCTTCTGGTTCTCGCCGGTGGCGGCCCGGCGGCGGATCTCGAGGACCTGGTCCTCGGTGAGGCGGGCCATGCCATGGTCGGTGCCAAGGCATGGGGTGTGGCGGTGCCGGCCCTTGGCCAACATGTCGTGGACGTTGTCGGCCTGGGTGCCGACGAACAGGTGGGCCGGGTTCACGCACGCCGGCGTGTCGCACCGGTGGCAGACCACCTGGCCGGGCCCGATGGGGCCGTGGTGCAGCTCGAAGGAGACGCGGTGGGCGTAGAGGGTGCGCCGCTGGAAGCGCACCTGGCCGTAGCCGGTGCCCATGATCGATCCCTGCCAGATCCAGCACCCTTCGGCGTCGCGGTCGACTCGTGCGTCGAAGTAGTCGCGCAGAGTCGCCACAGCGGTGCTCACGCCGTCACCGCCGTCGGCTCGGGGTACTGCGCCCGGCGGGCCTCGTCGTGGCGGCGGGCGTTCTCGGCCCGCTCCTCGTCGGTGGCGACCCGGGCGACCTGGGTGCCGTGCAGGGGTGCGGCGTCGGGCAGGGGCAGCGGCCGGCCGAGGGCGGTGTGCACCTCGGCGACGTCGTCGCCCTGGAGCTCAGCGATCAGGTCGAGGTGGCACGCGAGCACCGAGCGGAGA